GGCGAGAAGACGGTCCAAGAGATCTATGAGTCAATGACACCGGACCAGCAGGCTGTTGTTCATTACATGGTCGGCGCCGCGCTCGAAGGTGATAGTGGCGAAGAAGCAGCGCATTCTTCCGACGATGAGTCGGGGAAGAAGGAATTGGTCCACGACGATAATGAAAAGGAAGGACGCCGCATGACCCGCAACGTCTTTGAGCAGACGGGTGAGAAGAAGGAGGAGAAGCACGCCCTTACTCATGACGCTATGAAGGGTATCTTCCAAGACGCTCAGCGTATTGGTTCGTTGAAGCAGGCTGTGGAAGCTTATGCTCTCCAACATGGCATTGACAACATTGACGTTCTCTTCCCGGAAGTTCGTACTGTCACCGATACGCCGGAGTTCGACAGTCGACGGGTCGAGTGGGTCAAAGGTGTCCTCAGTAGTACGAGGAAGTCCCCGTTCACTCGGATCAAGTCACTGGTGGCCGACTTGACCTTCGAGGAAGCGCGGGCAAAGGGTTACATCAAGGGTAACCTGAAGAAGGAAGAGTTCATCAGTGCGTCCAAGCGTATCACTACGCCGACCACGATCTACAAGAAGCAAAAGCTGGATCGTGACGATATTCTCGATATCACTGATTTCAATGTCGTGACGTGGCTCCAAGGTGAGATGCGTCTTATGCTAGATGAGGAGCTTGCTCGTGCTGTTCTCATCGGAGATGGTCGTGATTCCGCTGACGAGGATCATATTCTCGATCCTGTTGGCGCTCCTCAGGGGGCTGGCATTCGTTCTATCATGAACGATGACGATCTCTACGCGGCAACGATCAACGTCAATCTCGGCGATTCCGGTTCAAGTCCGTCTGAGATCGTGGATGAGGTTGTTCGAGCCATGCGGTTCTACAAGGGATCCGGTTCGCCAACATTCTACACGACACTTCCCGTTATCACGAACATGCTGCTGGTTCGCGATACGTTGGGTCGTCGTATCTATGGCACGGTGTCCGATGTCGCTTCCGAAATGGGCGTCTCGTCCATCGTTGCGTGTCAAGCTCTGGAAGATGAGCCAAGTCTTCTGGGCATTATTGTGAATCTGACCGATTATACGGTTGGTACCGATGCTGGTGGAGATGTCAATTTCTTCGACTTCTTCGATATCGATTACAACCAGTACAAGTACCTGCTGGAGACTCGCGTTTCCGGCGCCCTTACGAAGATTCGTTCCGCTCTGGTTCTCATGTCGGTTGCTGGAACTTCTGTTCTCGCCACTCCGGTTGAGCCCGCTTTCGACGGCACGACCATTACTGTCGCTACTACACCGGGCGTTACGTACAAGCGCGGTGATACCAATGCCACAGCGGTTACAGGTACACCGATCGTGCTGGCAGCTGGTCAGTCGCTCAGGATCTATGCTATTCCTGCGGATGCGTCTCATTACTTCGAGAACAACGTCAACGACGAGTGGACTTTCACGAACGAGAACTAATGAAAAGGTAGGTTCTCGATGGCAAGGTTCTTTGGCATTGTCGGCTATGGCGAATCAGTAGAAACCACACCTGGCGTGTGGGTTGATGATATTGTTGAGTATTCATATTATGGCGATGTTGTCCGTAACTCGAGAGAGCTGCGTCAAGGACAATTTCTAAATGATGATCTCAGCGTTCAGAATTCGATCAGTATTGTGGCTGATGCGTACGCCAATGAACATTTCTTTGCTATTCGTTATGTGGAATGGGCGGGGACTTTATGGACGGTTGACAGTGTCGATGTCATAATTCCCCGCCTGCTGCTGCGACTAGGGAAGGTATATAATGGCCCAACGCCTGCAGCTCCATGAAATCTTAAAGTCATTTACCGATAATGTATATTTTCAGCCTCCGGAAAACGTAACGTTAAAATACCCGTGTATTGTCTATCAGCGCGATTATGCTGACACAAAATTTGCTGACGACATTCCATATAATTTCACTTTGAGGTATGTAGTTACGGTAATTGATCGAGATCCTGACAGTGATATTCCAGGTAAAGTGGCTTCAATGCCGATGTGTCTCTACAATCGGTTTTTTACAGCTGATAACCTGAACCACGACGTTTATAGAGTGTTCTTCTAAGGGAAAGGAAGCAAATGGCACCCCTGACATGGGATCAGGTTGGTGAGCGTCTGTTTGAAACAGGTGTAGATCACGGAGTTCTCTACATTCCGGACGAAACCGGCGCTTATGACCTCGGTGTTGCCTGGAATGGTCTCGTAACGGTTACGGAGTCCCCTTCTGGCGCTGCCGCAAACCCGCAATATGCAGACAATATCAAGTATCTGAACTTGATCGCCGCTGAGGAGTTTGGCGGAACGATCGATGCATTTACTTATCCGGATGAGTTCGCCCAATGTGACGGTACGGCAGTTGTCGAAGATGGCGTGACTGTCGGCCAGCAAAGTCGTAAGGTCTTTGGGCTGAGCTTCCGGTCTCGTGTCGGTAATGATATCGATGGTACGGATCATGGTTACAAACTACACCTTGTCTACGGTGCTCAGGCAGCTCCATCAGACAGGGCTTATGGAACGATCAATGATCAGCCAGCGGCAATCTCGTTCAGCTGGACTATTACTACTTCACCAGTGCCTGTCGCAAGTTTGAAGCCAACGGCATTGGTTACTGTCGATTCGACAAAGGTTGATGCAACTGCATTGGCTGATCTGGAAGGCATTCTGTATGGGTCAGGCGGGGTAGAGGCTCGTCTCCCACTTCCGGATGAAGTCATTGCTTTGTTCGGTGGCACTGCGCCAACAACGGTGCGGTTGACTGGAGCCAACGCTCCAACTTATGCTTCAGCTACTCATATAGTCACGATTCCGGCAGTTGCTGGAGTCAATTGGACGATCAATGGTGTCGACGCATCAGCAGGAGCTCAGCCGCCAATGACGGCTGGTCAATCCTCGTATGTCCAAGCTACTCCACAGGCCGATCATGTCATCGCAGGTGACGACGACTGGACGTTCGACTACTAACGGGGGCTGCATTGGAAGGAGGCCAGAGAATGCTCACTATTGTAGTTCCAGGTGTCGAGTTGTTCGACGAGCAGAGTCAAGAATTCACCACCCGTGATGATGTGACTTTGGAGCTAGAGCATTCTTTGGTCTCACTGTCAAAATGGGAGTCAATCTATAAGAAGCCGTTCTTGGGTACTGCCGATAAGACGACGGCCGAAGTCATTGGGTACATCAAGGTTATGACATTGACTCCTGAAGTTCCAGAGGAAATTTTCCAGAAACTCTCTGCGACCAACATCAAAGCAATCAACGATTACATCGATGACGACATGACTGCCACTTGGTTTCACGAAGCACCAGGCGCGCCGAAGAGTCGAGAAGTCATTACGTCAGAGGTTATCTACTATTGGATGATTGCTTTCAACATTCCGTTCGAATGCGAGAGATGGCATCTCAATCGTTTGTTCACTTTGATTCGAGTGTGTGGTATCAAACAAGCGAAACCACAGAAGATGAGTCGGTCACAAATCGCAGCGCAGAACAGGGAACTCAATGCTCAACGTAGAGCCCAGTACAACACTACTGGTTAGAAAGAGGGTGACATGACAGCTCTTGTTTGGGACAAGGTAGGTGACCGAACTTATCAAACTGGTGTTGATCGTGGAGTTCTCTATCTTCATGACGGCACAGTTGCGGCTTGGAATGGTCTTACTTCTGTAGAGAATACGGATGTTTCAACTCTGACGTCGTATTATCTCGATGGGGTAAAGTATTTGGACAATTTACTCCCGGGGGATTTTACCGGTAAACTCAAAGCCTTTACCTATCCGGAAGAGTTTGACCAAGTCAATGGAATAATCAGTGCTGCTCCCGGGTTGGCTTATTATGATCAGCCGTCTAAGAGCTTTGATTTGTCGTACAGGACAAAGGTGGGTAATGATCTGGATGGGTTAGATCATGGGTATAAGATTCATCTTCTTTATAATCTCATTGCCAATCCTGATACCTATGTTTTTGCTTCTCTTTCTGGTACGACAGGTGCGCCTATTGAATTTAGCTGGACGTTGACCGGTACTCCACCGCCACTTGAAAATTTCAGGCCAACGGTTCATATTTCCATCGATTCCGAAGATACGCCTGCAGACTTGTTGCAAAGTCTGGAGGATATTCTTTACGGGACAGAAGACAGTACGCCACATCTGCCTTCAATAGCTGATATTGCGGCACTCTTTGGCTATCTGGGTTCGCTTATCATTGTTGATCATGGTGATGGTACGTGGTCAGCCATCGATGAGTCTAATACTTATATTACTATGCTTAATGATACGACGTTCCAGATTGACAATGCTGATGCCACTTATCTTGATGCTACTACGTATCAGATTTCTAGCACAAACCCGGACGACTGAGGAGGTGAAATGTGACTACAGTTACAGGTCTTACTGCTGATCGAATGCTGGCAATTGAAGCTGCGTCAGTTGTCGATGGTGATGTTGATGCTAGTGGCAACTTAATTCTTACTCAGCATGGCGGAACACAGATCAATGCTGGAAATGTTAAAGGCCCACCAGGTCCTCAGGGTCCAGTTGGATCGATGCTTTCGGTTGTTACAGCGCAACCGGTGCTGGATATTGGCATTATCAACCAAATTCGTGCGGGTCGGCAACTTACGGCTGCTGACTTTACAAACATGGGACTATCGGCACCTGTTGCTCTGTGGAATCTCTCAGATGTGTCCGATGCTAGTGGTAATGGTCGAGTTCTTCTCAACAAGGGAGCTGTACCATTTACATCCGGAATTAATGGGGGTGCTAATACTGCAGCACTGCTTACTGGATCGACTGCGCAAGCACTTTATATTTCCGATACGGGTGCAGCGGATCCATTTAGGATTAAAACCGGTTCTCTTGGTTGTTGGTTCAAGACGGCTAAACTTGGTACGCCTCAAGATCTCATAGCTAAGTGGGGTGTTAGTCCACAGTTTGGTTATGTGCTCACTATTGCAAATACTAATATTATGAACGTATTTGTATCAAGTGTTGGATCAGATGCTGTTGCTGTAGCTGGTGTAACTAATGTGTGCGATGATTGCTGGCATTTCGTAGTATCTACATATGATGGGACAGCGATTAAACTCTATGTTGATGGAATTTTAGAAGCAATGGCGTTTGGAAATGGTTCAATATTTGGGTCCACATCGCCTCTAAATATTGGATCTAGACAAGCAGATTCTTCAAATGTAGCAGTTCAACCGAGTTTCGGTCGTATTGATGAAACGTTTATAACTTCTGATGTGCTTTCAGATGATCAAGTTCGTAATCTATATTGTGCAAAAATTTCGCATACACTCGGTGCTCCACCAGCGCGAGTTTCACTCAGTGTTCGTCGGAGTCGTAAGGGTGCTGCGCTTGCATCTTCAGATTTTACGACACAGCCTCTACGTTTGCATAATTTCTCCGGAGGTTCGCTTGGAGATACTGGCTCAGGTGGTGTCGCACTGACCAATAATGGCGGCGCTTTGGCTGTAAGTGGCGTAGATGGGGCAAGTGGAAACGCGTTTAACTTCAATGCCGCTCAGTCGTTGAGTTCGACGGATGCAGGTCTCCCAGCTGCGACTGCTGCGCGATCGTATGGATGTTGGGTCAAGACGAATGTAACTGGTTCTGGAAATGTTGGGATCGTGTCATGGGGAACTGGTACTGGCGCTGCTGCGCAGACGTTTTATATTCTTCTTGCCACTGGCGTCGTTAGTGCGCGTGGTCCGAGCAGTGATGACATAACTGGTCTGCACATTGTAGATGGGCAATGGCATTTTCTTGTTTGCACTGAGGATAATGCAGCAGCTGATGGATTGAGACGTAAATTCTATATTGATGGACGACTAATTGGCAGCACGACTGTACTTAATGCTATTACCTTGGGCGGAGCTAGTCGATTCCGTATTGGATCGTATGCAGATGGGTCTGGCAATTTCACTGGCCAGATTGACTCCGTATTTGTGTGTGGATATGCACTTACCGGAACTGATGTAGCTAAATTGTATGCAAAAGGTTCGATGGTAATGTCGCCTTCACCAAAAAATGTTGGTGAT